CATGTTCTGCCGATCCAATAGATACGGTATTGGAGTCAGGAAAACATGGGCTAATATCGATACTGGAGGTGGCTGAGGATGACATTATCATATCTCAGGCGTGTTATTCGTGTGCCCACCAATTACAACACCTGTCGTCGGCTCGCGTGAGGATACGCAAGGCGATAGACCATATAAAGCATAACGCATAAGCTCATGGACGCCGACCCTAAATCTATGAATCAAGAACCGACTTCCTCGGCGTTCCATGGAGCGACTTGTTGTGCATCTTTGGGTGACAACGCCGCTTGTGGTGCAAATCCGCCGAAATCTGAACGACAAATCATAGCGGATGCGCACCGCGAGCGGCTCAATCACGGACTCCGAACGCTGGCGAGCTGGTGCGCGTCTCGCGCCATGCTGGAGCACGACACCGAAACGACGCTCACGATGCTCGAAAAGAAAGCCGCTGAACTTCGCGGAAAGATGATGAAAGCGGGATGGGCTGCAATCGCGGAACATTCTCTGCACAACGTGGAGGTCGAGCATGGGTGAGGAACGAACGAACGGAATTAATCGCAGCGCCTAGTTAGGTGATTTTATTATGAGACACGAATATTATACAGTAAGAGTATCCAGCGACGAGAAAAGCTGGAGCGATCCATGTGATGTCCTCTCAATCTCGCATATACGAGCGGCTGAGGATTACATTAAAGACGAGGCTAAATGTAAATGGGGTGAGGCCTGGTTCGCTAATGATTGGTATTGCCGTGTGACGTGGGAATCTTCAACGGGCAAGCATGAGCGACATGTTTATGTCACGAAGCCTCGCAAGGTCATCCAATGCGAGGGGACCGATTATTCACCTGACGTAAAAGAGACTCAGCATTGAGTCGCATGACTGTTCTGCCCCACTGGAACTAGACTCAGTAAAACTCAGTTAAACGAGGTAAAACAATCCGTGAATTGTTTAGTCGTTCGGGCTCGGCCACTCTGTATGCATGCCGCAGCTATTTTCATCTATCGCAAAATTTATTCCGGGGACGGAGGCGCGTGCATCGTTTAAGGCGGGGGCGGTTGCGGCCCCTGCGGCCCCATCGGTAGAGACGCTGTGGATTAACTCGCTGTTGGGCGCGGCCTCGAGCGCTGGCATTAATGTTAATGAGCAGGTGGCGATGGGCGTTTCGACGGCGTATGCGGCGGTTAATCTGTTGGCCAACACGGTGGCGACGCTGCCGCTAAATGTTCACCGGCGAGTACCGGGCGAGCGGGCGAGTACCGTGGATTTAGATCATCATTTGCAGTCGATTTTGCACAGTGCGCCGCATGAGGATATGACATCGGTGGATTTTCGGCGCGCGGTGCAGGCGAATCTATCGCTGCATCAAAACGGGTACGCGATCATCGTGCGCAATGGGTTTGGCGATATTACTGGGTTGATCGCTCGGCAGGCGAAGGACGTGCAGCCGAAACGTATCGCTGGTGAGTTAAAATATATTGTGGATGGTAGCACGTTGGATGGCAGCCAGGTGATCCACCTGCGTGGCACGTCGTTTAATGGCATCCTGCCTGCAAGCCTGACTGATACCGCACGCGATAGTATCGGCTTGGCTGCGGCGCTGGATAAAAACGCGGGCTATTTTTTCAAGAATGGCTCTTTCCCCGGTGGCTTCCTTGAAACTCCGAACCAGTTGAGCCCCGAGGCGCTCAAACGTTTGGAGGTGGCTTTCCAGACGGCGACCGGTGGCGAAAATGCCAGCAAAGTGAAAGTTCTGGAAGAGGATTTAAAGTTTCGCGAAGGCAGATCGAAGAATAACGAGAGCCAGTTTGATGAATCTCGCGATCGTCAGGCGAAGGATATTGCGCGTTTCTTTTCGGTGCCTGGGCACAAAGTAGGCATCATCGGCAACCAGCCGCGTGCCAATGTGGAGCAGGAGAATATATCGTTCGTCACTGATACGATTCGCCCGATCTTGGTGACCTGGGAGCAGGCGCTGGATCAAAAGCTGCTGAGCGCCGAGGAGCGGAAAACGCATTTTATCAAATTTAATATCGCGGGGTTGCTCCGTGGTGATCTGAAAACGCGCTTTGAGGCGTATAGCATCGCGCGTAATGGGGGGTGGATGAACGTCAACGAGATCCGCGCTCTGGAAGATTTGAGTAATATCGGCGCGCAGGGCGACGTCTATCTGCAACCGCTTAACATGGCCGATGCTGCCAATAATAAACCCGACACCAAATGATTAAAAAACCATCTCCTTTGCAGACCGAAATCCGCAGCGCCGTGACTACTAGCCGCGTCGAGCTACGTGCTGGCGCTGATGGCACGATGCCGACGCTGGTGGGCTATGCTGCGGTGTTTGATTCGCGCACCGATCTGGGCTGGTTCGAGGAGGAGGTGGTGGTGGGTGCCTTTACGCGATCTTTGACCGATGGCGACGATGTGCGAGCGCTGTATAATCACGACAGCGCGCAGGTGATTGGGCGCCGCGATGCAAAAACCCTGCGCCTAGAGGAGGACGCGACCGGGCTGCGGATCGAGATCGATCTGCCCGATACCACTGCGGCCCGCGATCTGATCGCCAACATCAACGCCGGCAATATCGACGGCATGAGTTTTGGCTTCCGTGCCCGCGAGCAAGAATGGATCGAGCGCGAGGATGAGCCCGAGCTGCGCCGTTTGATCGATGTCGAGCTGATCGAGGTCTCTGCTGTTACTTTTCCCGCGTATCCAGATACGAGCATCGCCAAGCGTAGCCTCGAACTGAGCCGCACCAAATCTCCCGCCGGGCAATCTGCCTCGGAAGAGCGCAACGAAAAACCAACTACGCCGAGTTTGCAGGTGCTACGCTTGCGAGCAGCCCGGCTTCAATAATCAAAAAAAAACCGTAGATATTATGAAAACATTGATCCAAATCCTCGCCGTATTTTTCGGCGCATATATCATGCGCAGCTGTTTAGGGCTGGGCATTGTCGCACCTGGTGGCGGCTCTCAAACTCTTACTCAACGAGTCGAAGCGCGGGGTGTGCTGGTGGCTGAGCTGAATGGCATCCTCGACGCACCGGAAGGGCGCAGCGAGGATCAGCCCAACGGCGAACTATCCGCAGCGCAGCAAGCGCGCCACGATGAAATTAATGCGGAGCTACGCACGCTCGATGCGCAGATCGCTGCGGGTCAAGAGCGCGTCGATCGTGACAATCAGCAAGCGCAGCTTGAAGCACGCGCAAGCCAAACTGATACTGGGCATTTCGTGCCAGGCATCCATCACGGGCGCAGCCGTGGCGAAAGTCGCGATCTCGCACAGTTTAGCCTGGGCCGCGTGATCCGTTTGGCCTCGGAGGGGCGCGGCTACGATGGTATCGAGGCCGAAATGGTCCAGGAAGGCGAGGCCGAAGCGCGCGCTGCGGGCTTTTCGATCCAAGCTGGCAGCATCATGGTCGGCTCGATCGCCCTCAGCTCTGGTGAGCGCCGTGATCAGACCGCGACCGGCACAGCCAATCTGGGCGGTAATTTGGTGCAGTCTTCGGTCGGCTCGCTGTTGGATGCACTGATGGAGAAGTTAGTCATCTCCCGCCTCGGTGCAGATGTGAATGATGGGCTGGTTGGTAATTTCTCGGTCAATCGCATCGTGCGTGGCACGGCTCCGTCTGATAAGGGTGAAAACGTCGCCGCGACTGAGATCGGTGTAACGTTCGAGAATGCGCCGCTCAATCCGCGTCGCACGCCGTCGTTTGTTGATATCAGCAAGCAGCTGTTTATGCAGTCCGGCGAGCGCAACCTGGAGCGCCGCATCACGAATCACGTGCTCAGCGAAACTCGTATCGCGATGGAGAAGAGCTATATCCTCGACATCCTCGCGACATCCGGTATCGGCGATATCGCGCTTGGCACCGATGGTGGGGCCCTCACCTATGAGGACATCGTCAACCTAGCCGGCCAGCTCACCGCGGCAAACGTGGATCCGGATGCGATCAAGTATCTGCTCAACACCTCGGTCGAGACTGCCTTGATGCGCACCGCATTGACGCTGGATAGCGGTGGCGAGCCAGTCGGTGACGGCAAGATCTTGCCAGCCGAAGCGACGCGCCTCGCCGGCCGTGGCTTCGAACTGTCTAACGTGGTGCCGAGCAATTTGGTCAAGGGCGCATCGGGGGCAGTCTGCTCCGCTGCGCTAGTGGGCGACTGGTCTGGATTGTCGACTGCACAGTGGGGTGGCATCGAGTTTCTGGTGGATAACCTCACGCAGGCCACCGAGGGCATGAATCGCATCCACTGCGCCGTCTATCACGACAGCGTCGTAAATGATCCCGGCAAGTTCGCCGCCGCACAAGACGTGCTCACTGCGTAATCAACTCTTATAGAGGGGTATAAGCAAAATAACAGGGGGCCCGGTGGTGCGTAGCACTACCACTGCCGGGCTTTTTCCTTAATCGTAAAATCAAATTATTTAAAAAGTTATGTCAGATGATAAACAAATAGTAACGATCACCACCGGCTGCCGTGCAGCGGGTAAGTCATTAACGCGCGGCAAAGTGTATACTCTGCCCGCGGCAGATGCAAAACTCGTCGTCTCTGCCGGCCGTGGCGTCTATGGCAAGCCGATCAAAGCCAAAACCAA